CGGACGCTGGGCTATGCTTGGCATCTGGGCAGCTCTAGGAGCTTACGCCACGACTGGACAAATTATCCCTGGCGTATTTTAAATGAAAAAAATTTTAGCTATAACAGCAGCATCACTCTGCTCTTCTCCTGCATTCGCTGGAGTTTATTTGAACACAGAAGTTAACAATGGATACACTGGCTCTGACTATGATGGTAGAGTAGTAGATCTTCACCTTGGCTTTGAAGGTTCCATAAGTAAGTTTGACTACTACATCCAAGGCGGTCCTGCTTTCACAGCAGTCGCTGATGTAGATGGTACAGACACAGATTTCTCTGGTAAAGTTGGTGGTACATTTAACGTATCACAGAAGCTCGGTATCTACGGAGAACTATCTGGTATTACTAAAGAAGATACCGACAACTCTTATGGTTCTAAACTAGGACTTAAATATTCTTTTTAATTAAATGACTACAGCCACACTAACAAAACCAAATACCAACTGGGAGCGTTTATGTGACTGGGTTACGA